TCGTAAAGTCCTGCCATATGCTGTCTCCTTATTTAGCGTTTCTTTGTGCTTTCTTTGAAAGTTCGTTAAAATGAAACAACTTTACACTGGTTTTTCCGTGTGTTTTACCGGAATGTAAACTTCCGTTAGGCATTTTGTGTGTATTACCTGTAAACAACGTCCCATCTTTTTTATAATGTTTTACGCCTTTCATTTTAAAAACACCCTAGTACTTTTGGTTTTTTAGTTTAAGCTCTAGCCTTTTTACAAGAGCATCTATTTGTTCGGCTTGGGTTTTTATTTCTTTCTTTTGAGTAGTAGCACGAAAAACCAAACCTTCAACAACAGCATTAGGTTCTTTTTTTGTAGGGAACTGTAAAATCATAAAATCACCATTTGCATTTATCAGCCCAGTATGCCGCTGACATTTTACCTTTAGCTATGTTTTTACCGTGTCTCGATTTAAAACTTTTACGTTTAGCTTTCATTTTGTCTGACTCTCCGGCTTTTGGTTTGCCAGCAGTCTTTGCTCCTTGTTCACCAAATCTAATAGTTTTAATCTTGTCTCCTTCTTTCGCCACAACCACATGGCTTTTCTTCGGATGATTCGGTGTCCGTTTACATTGATTATAACGACTTACTCCTGCTCTGGCTAATCTAGGGTCTGGTTTCTTAGCTGACATTATGGCGTACCTGTTCTCGTAGGAGCCATAGGAGAGCGTGTAATTGCTTGTAACGGCCTTTGAGCTTGTGGCTGAGGGGTAGGTACTTGTGGAGCAGCAGGAGGCCTTACAGGAGCATTAGAAGCCTTTTCTTGTACCACAATAGCTCTTTCCTTGAGTAACTGTTCAGACATCTTAATTCGACGCTCAAACTCTTTGTCGTCCTCTGTTCCTGCTTTAAGGTTAGTAGTGATAGCTTTAATCCTATCAATCTCCACCTCTTGAGGTATAACTTGAGTTTCCATAGACAACTTAGCGGCTCTAGCTTGTGACTCTTGTGCTTGACCATTAAGGGCAGCAGACTGTGACTGTTGAAACGCAAGCTGAGTCTGTTGTGCTTCTTGTTGGGCCTGTTGAACTTGTGGGTCAGGCTGATTAGCTTGTCTAATACTGGCTAACAGTTCTTCTCTGTTGCTTATGCTCATGTTGTCAATAACTGCCTCAATAAGCTGATTCTCAACTGGAGAATCGCCCATTGTCTGAAGCAACTGAGTAAGCTGTGCTATTTCATATTCCCTAGCAACAATACCTAGAGAGCTAGAGGCTATAAACTTGTAATCTGAAACAGGATACATTTCTGGCTCAAACTGCATATACCTGTGTGCAACCTTAGTAATAAAAGGAATTAAGAAAGACTCTTGGAAGTTTATAAGAGTCCTCTTGTGTCTTTTTATTATAGTGCCTAGACCCATAGAGAAACCAGCAGCAGACCTAGTGTCAGAACCAGCGGTAGTTCCGTTAGGGTCTACGGCTCCTGTGGCTGTCTGCACCATCTTCTGCAAAGCGTCTGCTTGTGAGAATGTTATCTGTGATACTTGACCAAAATTAAAAGGCTGTAGAATTTCAGAAGGGTTACCGTTAGTAAGTATTACTTTGCCTGACCTAACTTCTGGTCTTGACCCTCGTGGCATTCTAGAGGCATCCATAGCTAACATAGGGTGGACTGTAAGAGCAAGAGCGTCTATTCTGGCTCGTAGTTCTGCGTCTAACGCCTTTTGTGAGTTGTAGCCTTTCTCTACTATACCTCGTCCCCAGAAACGGCTAGGAACAACATCAAAAGGAAAAGCAACTACAGGACGATCCTGCATCATGTAGGGATTTTCTTCTGCTTTTAAAAGGACACCTTCGTTTGCTATAACAACAATAGCTTCCACATAGTAGCTTTCGTCGGAATCAAAAGAGCCATCAGAAGACGCTAGAGGCTCTACTATCTCTATTTCATCGTCTAGTAAACCTTCTTCTTGAGCTTTGTTCAAAAGATATCTAGGGACTAGACCGTAGTAAGTTGTTTTTCTAGTTTTATTTTCATTGTAGATGTTTGTTAGATTTCTATCGGCTTCTAGGTCATTATCATAATAAGTTGTTTCTAAAGGAATATTGCGATAGACACCTTCTTCTTGCAGCATCTCTATGGAGTGCAAAGGTACAAACTCATCAATAGCTACACCCAATGCTTCTTCAATAGACGTAGCTACAGGATCAATCAAAAAGTTTTGTGGCAAGATGGGCCTAAGTTTGCACACTGTACGGTCTATAATGTTTACACCTACAGCAGTTAAATCACCACCCATGACTGGTTCTGTTGCTGGTGCCATCTCTTTTTCGTTAGACAGAGTTATTTCTGCTATGCCCGTACCAAAAATAGCTGAGTTTAAGACACACTCTGCAATGGCTTTCCTAGCTTTGTTTTTAGTAAAATCTTCGTAAAGTTTTTCTCTTAGTAAAGCAATATCGGCGGGATTTTGATCACCAATATCATCTTTTATGTCAAACCAACGCCCTCTGCCAAACGTGGCCTCTTCTATCTCTGCTACTGTAGACTCTACGGCCTGTTGTGAAGCAGGAGAGACAATGCGGGATCGTTCTGATTCTCTTGTTTTGTCTTCTGCTGACCATGTTCCTCTAAATATACGATAATACTCGTCAAACATCTGTTGATAGTTAGTTTCAAAGTCTTCTCGCCACTCTGTACACTTCTCAATGACCCAACCTTCTAGGGTTTCTTCTTTAAATTCTTCTTTATCTAGGTTTTCCATGTTTTAGTATCCCGCGTAAGCGTCCATTGGTTCATATTCGTCAATATCCATGTCCATATTGTAGGCTACTTTAGCTAATTGATCTATATACGCTAAAGAATCTATAAGATCGTCATGGACTAAGGGGTTAGGAAATTGAAATAACTGATCTAAGAACTGTGTATTCCAAGATCCTTTAGCCAAGCGAATGGCTCCGTGTTCAAATCGACCCTGTAATGCCCAAACAACTCTATCAACTTTCTTTTTATTTCCGTGGGTTAACTCTTCTATTCTAAAGAAGACATTTTTTTGTTTCATTAAGGTTGTTATGTAAGGCAAGACTGCGTTCTTAGCTATTCCTTTTTCTATACCTACTGAAATAGGTTTGTAATCTCTAACAGCTTCAAAAATGCGTCTAGCAGATTCTTCTACGCCCCAACGACCATGCTTTATGTCTGCGACCCACCAACCTGATGTGCTAACTTTTGCTATGGCTATGGCTGACTCATCTAAATGATTTGTTTTTGTTTTAACTTTGTTTACATCGGTAAAGCCAGCAAGGTCAACAGCTATGTAGTATTCCCCTTCCTCTGGTTCTTCCTCTAGAAACACTATGTCTTCTTCTTTGAACAACTCGCTACCTTGGGCTTCAAAAGAGGCTAGGAACTCTTGTCTAAAGGAGTACCGAGACATTGACTTTTCTGCTGACTCTATTTCTTTGGGGTCTAATAACGGGTTGTCATAGCTTGTAAAGTGCCAACCGTTAAAATCTTCATCCTCTGCTAACTTAGAATAGTTATATAGCTCATAGAAATGATTACGACCCATAGGTGTACCAATAAACAACGCATGACCCTTTTGGTCAGCTAGGGCAGGTCTTAGAATCTGCTCCCATACAGCAGGTTTCATGTCTGCATATTCATCCATACACAAAAACTTTAAAGAGACACCACGCATAGTCTCTGGTCTATCAGCACCCTTTAGGGCTATTGTGCAACCGTTGACCAACTTAATCTGAAGATTATTAACATGACTAGAAGCAATAACACCGTGTCCAAGCTCCAATAGAAGCGTCCACATAATATCTCTAGCTTGTCCTTGAGTTGGAGCAACATAAAATACTTGACCTGCTTTTTCGCTAAGACCATTGATTATCAATAACCAAGCAGCTAGTCTTGACTTACCTGTACGCCGACCTGCTGCAATTACTTTGAAGCGTGTAGGGTCGCTAAACACCTCTTGCTGCCAAGGGAGCAACTGTACGTTTAAGTCAGTCATGGCTTACTAAAGAATACTCAGGCATACCTAAGTACACTCTAATACTTCCACATTACACTAGGGGCATTAGCGTCAGACTCACGGAGATCAACATGGATGAAACTATTAGCCACTCCGAGGCCGTTGAACCCCAAGGCGATGGCGTGTTTAACAATAGCATACCTTTGTGCGCCGTTTGTAACTTTGATGTCAGCCGCAATGCCTTGAGAATGAGTACCTGCTTTTTTCTTTTTAATTTCTTCTGGATGGCTAGGATCTCTGTAGCCGCTAGTGATAATGAATGGAAAACCACATCTCTCCCTTAGTGCGTCTAGCCTTTCGACTAGTTCTGGTTGTATTTTGTTTTGACCTGTATAAGAACAATCAAAGTCTTCTATTTTAAAATACTTATAGTTAGAAATTTGGATAGTCCTCTGTGTATTCTGCGTCTAAAGCATCATCTTGAGTGTCATTAGAACCAGAAGAGATTATTGTCTGCTCTCCACCGACACCAGTAATAGATATATTAATAGCACTCTTGCCACCAGCTACCTTATCTTTCTCAAAGTAACTTAAAGGTACTATACGATCAGCTAAAAGCTTCCAAGCAGCAGCTTGATGTTTGTGTTCATTATCTAAAGCAGCATCAAATATAGACTCTAAGACCAACTTAGATTTAGGAGACGTAAGCATACGACCCTTATACTCATTAATAATAGCAGCGTCACCTTTAGGACGGCCTCTAGGTAGACCTGTAGCTCCCCTCTTTCTAGACACCATCTCTGTCTTTTTAGGTCGCCCACGCTTCCTCTTAGGTTTTTCTTCTGTATTCATAAGTATACTTATGTAGTTACTAGTAAGTTGCCTTAGAATAACTTTTATGATAAACCTTTAAGAATATCTTTAATGAATTATTAAAATATTACTTAGCAATACCAAGCTATCTAAGATTACTTATTTAGTCTAACATATTTTTAAGCAAAAGTCAAGTCTTTTTTTGTCTTATTTGTAGTTTTATTAAAAACTATTAGTAATACTTATGTTTCTATATTATTAAAAGAGCAATATAACCAAAAGGTATACTGGTGTCATACACTTATAGCTTTTACTTATGTTAGCTTTATTGTCATTAAATGTTCACTTTTGGCTTCTTTTGTATACGGGTGGGTACCCATAAGAATACTGTAGCGTCTGTCCCCCTCCGGTGTCTTTTATCCACAGGCTATACACAAGTTATCCACAGGTTATCCACAGAGTTATACATATACACAAGTTATCCACAGGTTATCCCAAGGATATCCCCAAAGTTATACATAAGATAGCCCAAGGTTCTACGTGCAACCTAAGTTATCCCCAAAGTTATCCCGAGGCGAGTGTGTGTGTCTATACAGTACCCACTATAGCTATACCCAAGTCATCATGTCGATATAACTGTAATCCTTCGACACGTACCTAAGTTAATTAACTATTGACATCGGCAGACTATTGTGCTACTCGCGCGCACGCCCGCTCTTTATATAGCGCAATGTTTACTTATATACTCAAATGTAATTAAAATATTTATTAATATGCAAACAAAGTATTAGACAATAATATCATCTGTGTCTATTATAGAACCATCAAACAAACAAACACAGAGGCAACAATAATGAGAAGATTCAACGCTAAACTAATAGCCCCAATCTTACGGCTAACTGGGTATCGATTCGACAAATCATGGCGCTGGGAGGATACGCCGTTCAAGGGTTTTGTATATAATTACGTCATTTCAACTGTCCACGCCAATAACGTCGCAGACAATATTTAAACCAATCAACGGCCAAGGATGGCCACAA